CCCTGAATCCATCTAAAACAGGAACATCAATAGCGGTTTGTAATATGCCATGAGTCATGTACGCTTGAGTCACCGCTACACGATTCAGAGTGATCATTGGTGTATAATTCAAAGACTGATAAAGTGTATTTGGTGCTGAAAGTGGTTGAGGATAAAAAGGAGAGTTGCCTTGTGAATCAAATACTCCTGAAAGCATTTGATCACCATTATCGAAACTATTCTCTACCATGACGCCTTGCGTAAAGAGTTCTTCGAGTGGTGAAGTGAGATTTACTTGTGGTGGTAGTTTTGCATTAGCTAATTTAGGCGAAATCTTTGGTGGTGTTCTTGAGGGTTTTTTAGAAGACATCGAAGCCGCTCACTTTCAGTTTTATCAGTGGTTCCAGCGCGTATCTATTATCATCGGGTGTGTGATTGGATTTGTCAACAGGTTCTGATAAAATTTCATCAGTCTTAGCATCTCGCTTCCAGCGATAATTTTGATAATCTTCTTTTGCTCCTGGACAACGACGGTGAATGTAAATATGTCTGTAATGTCTGAGATAATCAATTCCATCTTCTAAGCTGCCCTTCTTCTTCTCAGCACCAACACAATCTATAGCCGGGTAAGTTCTACCGTTCTTGCTAAATGGACGCCGTAAGAAACTTATTGTATCTGGGCGCGCGCTATCAGCCATTAACCTATTACGCAATACACCAGGCAATCCTTCTATCAAACGCTTGTGCATATCATCAAGTTCAATGCCTAAACCATAAACCTCATAGTCAATGTAAAGATCAGTAAAATCGCCGTCTTGCTTTTCAAACATTCTATGAGCGGATAGAGGATCATTGCTGAAACCAAAGTCAAGTCCGTAATAGAATCTAACCCCATCAGGCGTTACAAAGTCGCAATCACATTGAATCTTGTCTCTGAATATCAGATCGTGAGCGTATTTCTTGTACTGCCCTTCCCAAATCCAAAGATATTTCTCATAATCAACTATCTTGCAAAGATCTTTCTCGCGTCTTAATACTTCGGGAAACCAAGGATTGTCTCTCCAATTCATGTCAACGATAATAGAATCAGGGTGAGCATGGGTAATAAATGTTTTATCACATGGACTGTCTTTAGTCTCTGGGTTGTAAGATACCCAAATTTCAGAATCATCAGCACGTATGGTAGGGATGAGAACCTCTAAGCTACTAGCACTAGCGCCTTCGCCTTCTTCTAACCAACATCTAGTTATACCTTTGAGGGATTTTATTTCATTTGGATTATTGCGTATGCCTCTGAAAAGAAATTCGCTACCTGTTCTTAAGCTACGTATTGAAGTATCTGTAATTCGATAATATTTATCTAGTTGTTTGGCATAGATAATATCTTTGAGAGTCTGGTGTACGGATTCTTTTATGGAGTTTTGCAGTTCACGACAACATAGGAATCTATGCTTTGCGGTATGAGTTTCTTCAACAGCTAATTGTCCAAAGCTCTCACTCTTAGCACTACCTCTCCCACCTTTTGCAACTTTACGTCTTGATCTTCTTTCAATAAGGGGCTCAAATTTTCCTGGATAACTAAAATGTATTTCATTGCTCATCTTCTGGTTTCATCTCTTGAGCTGCTTGATCTGTTGTAGCAACATACACGCGCTTGATCACAGGAGCATTCAAATTTGTACCATCAAGATTACCAATTTCTGTTTTGTCAGTTAAGAGCTTCTGATTACGAGCTAAGTTTTCAAGTGCTTTGTTTGCACCTTGTGAATCGAATTGATATACCGGCTCACCAATATCTTCACCTAAATGTTTCCATTCACCTTTTATTTTATCAAAGACCATCACAGGTTCCGCTTGCATACATCTTTGAGCAAGCCGGTGCATATCCGCTAAGATGCTATCTGCTGTGATCAAAGACCTTCGCGCACGTGCACGTAGTTGTTCGTTGATTGCGGCCTTAATCACAGGTTTTGACAAGTTTTCAGAACCTATTTGTTGTGCAGTATTTATACTATATCCAGCACGAATGGCGGCTTGGGTTGCATTACGTTCTTTTAAGTATTCCAAAACAAAAGCGGCTTGCCTGGGAGTTAAGCTATCTGTGGTTTCGCTTTTCTCCATTTCCTTTTCAATTAAATCAAGAGCATCTTCAATGGGATCTGTTTCTTTAGATTGGGATTTCTGTTCTTGTGCGGGATCTACCACCACCCCCTGCGGGGTCTGGACTGTGCCACCATGATTACATAGCTTATGATCTGGACATACGCATCCTGTTACCATTTCTCCATCAGCATGGGGTGGGATATTATTATTTTCATGGCTCATGAGAGTATGTATACACCCAAAATGAAAAATAGTCAAATATTCTCTTGACAAATTAAAAATGATTCTGTAGTATTACATCATGGCACGAGGGAAAAAGAGAATAGATCGCAACACTCAACTGACAGCAAAATAGCTGCCAGTTTTCTTTTGGCCGAAAGGCTAACCCGTACCTCTTGACCCCCGCGTGCCAACGTAGAGCTTAAAATCTCTGGTCAATGTTAAACGGGTTTTTATTTTACACTATGTCAAAAGATCCAGCATTCTTATTTTACCCAGGTGATTACTTGAGAGATACTCAATGCTTAAGCGAACCTGTTCAAGTTGCCTATGATCGTATCATGTGTGAACATATGAGAAACATATGTATTTCACAAAAGACATTTGACTTCTTTACTAAGCGTCTTAGTGAAGATCAAAAAACAGAGTTAAAGATGGTTTTGTCTCTTATGAACGGTGGGTATTGTATTGAATGGGTATATAGAAGTCTAATAAAGAGAAGGGATTATAGTAATTCTAGATCTAAAAACAGACGTAAATCACATGATAATCATATGAAATCATATGATAATCATAGTGAAAATGAAAATGTAAATGTAATTGTAACTACAAAAGCAGATAAAAATAAGATATTTATTGCTCCCACTATTGATGAAGTTAAAGCTTATTTCTTAGAAAAAGGTACAAAAATAGATCCGATAGCTTTCTTCTCTCACTATGAAGCAAATGGATGGGTTCAAGGTCGTAATAAACCTATAAAGAAATGGAAAGCTTGTTTAGCTACTTGGGAACAAAATAATAAAACCTTTACTTCTTCCGCACCCTATAAGCGTATCTGTAGTATGGTTGTTTTAGAAATGATCGCTGCTAAAAAAAATAATAATGAGATTCTGCAAGAGTTAGCTGGAAAATATACTGAGCATGAAATAAATGAAGCAATTATGAAATGTAGGAATAAGATTGTTTGATTTCAATGGTTTATAAATCAATATTCCACGTGGAACCTTTATGACACACGTGGAATACGTTATAGAAGTAATGGGGCATATTCAAATTATGTACCCCCAAGTCTGGGCAACAATGGGACAATCTTGTAGAACCTCTATTAGGAATTTTATGCTTAATAAGTTTAAAGAGGATAAATAGTCCAACTTCACGCAGTACTCAGTTTAACGGCATTGTTAAAGGAATGGAGAGAGAATGAAGCATAATTGCGGATTATGTAATAAAAAATGGAATGAAATAAATATGTTTCATGAATCTGGTCTATGGTTTGACTCTCTTTGTTTCTTTTACTTGCAAAATTATCGTTGTGATTTTGAAAAAACAGATTTATGGAAAGCTATTGAAGAAGTAAAAAGATTGGGAGGTCAATATGTGTAAATATAAATGTTGTGGTCAATGCTTAGGGCACAAATGGTTAGTAGCTTATTTTATAGGAAGTGGAGTTAGAATTTATCCATGTCATATTTGCAACAAAAATGGTAAGAAAATGCCAATGAAAATATGGCTAACAAATAAAAAGGATATAGAGATTAAATAACCCCATCACCCACAACAGTTAAAGGAATGGAGATCGTGTAAATGAAGGTAGAAGGTCAAAAGAAGTCACATAGTGCCCTAGAAGCCATTTTTAATACCGTAATAGGGTTTGGTATCAGTATGACTGCAAACTTGATTGTATTGCCCATTTTTGGCTATAAGGTGGGCGTTTCACAGGCTTTTTGGATAGGGATAATCTTCACTTTAATAAGTATTGTGCGATCTTATGTTTTAAGACGCATTTTTAATAGGATTATGTTATGGGCAAAATGATGAATAAAGGAATGTATACAAGTGATCGAGGCGATTGGCGTACTCCTATTGACCTATTTAATAAACTTGAGGATGAATTTGGATTTGATATAGATGTATGTGCCAGCAAAGAAAACAACCTATGCCCATCTTATTTCGACAAAGAAAATGATTTCTTAAAACAGGATATACATATTCCCAACGGCAAATGTTTTATGAATCCTCCATACGGAAGAAGAATATGTGATTTTGTTAAACACGCCTACGATCAATCCATTAAGAATAATCTTGTATTTGTCTGTCTATTGCCAAGTCGTACAGATACCCGTTGGTTTCATGAATATTGTTTGAAAGGTGAAATTAGATTTATACGGGGAAGATTGAGATTTGATGATAATGCTGACCCAGGGGCAAGGGCGCCATTCCCAAGCTGTATAGTGATATTTAAATAACCCATCACCCACAACAGTTAAAGGAATGGAGAGAGAATGAAGGTGCTTAACCTATATTCAGGTATCGGTGGCAATCGCAAGCTATGGACTGATGTTGAGGTTACGGCGGTGGAACTTAATCCAGAGATAGCAAGCGTATATCAGTCATTATTTCCTAAAGACAAAGTTGTTGTAACAGACGCTCACCAATATTTGATTGACAATTACAAAGGATTTGATTTTGTATGGTCCTCACCACCTTGCCCAACCCATTCAGGAGTAAACTTCTTTTTAAATGCTCAAGGCGTTGTTAGGTATCCAGATATGTCATTGTGGCAAGAGATAATTTTCTTGAAACATTTTTGCAAAGGGAAATATGTTGTGGAGAATGTAGAGCCATATTATGAGCCAATACTTAAACCTCAAAATATTGACAGGCATTACTTCTGGGCAAACTTTTACATTCCTCCGGTCAGCGGTGGCAATAAAAAAGAATTAAAGTTATCAATACTGAACACCAGAGAATCAACCAGACGACAAGCGGAAGAAGTCATTAACACCTTACAGGAATATCATGGGATTGATTTATCCCCATTTGATGTGAAGGATAAGCGTAAATTATTGGCTAATTGTGTTTATCCACCAGTAGGGTTACATATTTTTAATAGTCAATATGGAGAATTACACCAAGAACTGTTTAAATAACCCCATCACCCACAACATTAAAGGAATGGAGAGCGTTATGGATAAAAATATGCGATTAATAGCTGAAGATTTAGAGAAAACTATGCAATGTAATTGCGACCTTGATAATTATGAGCCTACAAAAGAAACGGGACATTCATGGGTTTGTCGGATTCATAAGGAAACAATGGCTATATATAAATAACCCCACCACCCACAACAGTAAGAAAACTCTATAAATCAGTTTACTTAACCGGCATTGTTAAAGGAGGGAGTATGAGTATATTCTTAATGATAACAGGATTTATTTTATTTTCAGTAGGATTAGTGGGTCAATGGAACTTATACTATGAGGATTTAAAACAAGCAGTTATTTCCAATGATTCTAATCAAAGAAATGATGATTTCTATAATTTACGTTCAAGGGTTGAGCAGTTAGAACAAAACAATACCCTTTATAAATACTATATAAAGACAGTAGATAAAAATGCACCTTGAACCATAACACAGTAAACGGCATTGTTAAAGGAGGGATATGCAGTACCCTGACGACTACATAAACAAGATTATCTGTGGGGATTGCCTTGAGGTTATAAAATGAGTACAGAATTTTTGAAAGAATTATTAAAATTAGAATTAAGAAAGAAGGTAAGAAAAAATGGGAAGCATAAAAGGTCAAAAACACAATCCGTATATAGCAGGTCGCTACGCCCATCTAAATAAAAATGATGTTGTATTTACACCTGATGAGATAGCAAAAAAGATATGCTCATTATTTCCAATTAAAGGAAAAGTTTTAGAACCGTGTAAAGGGGAAGGAGCATTTTTAAGATATTTACCAGAAGGAACTTTATGGTGTGAAATTGCTGATGGTAAAAACTTTTATGATTTTGACGAACAAGTAGACTGGATTGTTACAAATCCACCCTACTCTGATTTTAATAGATTCTTAGACCATTCATTTAAACTTGCCGAGAATGTAGTATTACTTGTTCCTATTTCTAAAATGATGAAAAGTATGGGTACTATAAAACAAATGTTTGGTTATGGTGGTATTGTTAGTTGCTATTTTATTGGTGCGTCAAGGTGCGGTTTTCCCTTTGGATTTCCTTGCGGAGTATTTCATTTACAACGAGGATATAAAGGACAGACATTATTCTGTGATTATGACGAAATCGCCCAACGCCGATTAGCACAGGAGTATTTGTTTACTTAAACGGCATTGTTAAAGGAGGGATATGTATCATAGAATATATACGTTTAGGAAAGGAAGAACGCTTTATTATCGAGATGATTTTTTGTTGTTAGGGTTCCTACTAATTTTTAGAATACAGAAAGAAGATGTTGTTTACTTAAACGGCATTGTTAAAGGAGGGGTATGAAAGAAGAATATAAACAATTATTATATAGTTTAGTGGTTTTTATTTTAATGTTGCTTGCTTTTCCTTTAATTTCATTATCTTTTTATTGGTCACTAAAGATATGGGAAATTACAAAATAAAGAGAGATAGTTTACTTAACCGGCATTGTTAGCTGTGGCGTGTAAAGACGGTAATGTTTATAGTTGGAATACAAATAAGATGCCTAATAAATAATATTGGAGAAATATGGAAAGAATAAAAGTAATTTTAGAATTTCATCGCGTAGCTACATTGAAAACTCCTAAAGCTATTGTCAATATTGGGGACATAAAAGACTACCAACAATTTGAAGACGGCAGTATTAAATTTACTTTGGAATTCAATCCTAATCTACCATATAAAATTAGAGATATGGTCGAGAAAAATCCTAAAATGTTAGGTATAAAATCTGTTGTAAGAGAAGCAGTGGCATTGAAAATGGATGAATAAATATTTTCTTTACAAAACCTAACGATAGGTTTATAATTTAGCTATGAATCAGATAAATGAAGCAGCAAGAATATTAGGAAAAATAAAGAGCATCAAAAAAGCAATGTCTTCAAAACTCAATGGATCGAAACCATGTCGTCGTGGTAGAAAACGCGGGAGACCTAAAAAATGAGCAAAAATCCCCTCTTCTTTGATCTTCCATTATGGATTAAAATTCTATTTATTCTGTTTGTCTTAACCCTATTCTGTAGAGCTTGCCATGCTCAGGAAATACCTTTAACTGTACAAATTGCAGAAACTCAAATAGGAAAAGGAGAAATGTATGGCAAAGACGCAGGTCCAATCGTCGAAATGTACACAAGAGGCAAAGATGTTTCATGGTGCGCCGGGTTTGTCTCTTGGGTTCGATATCAATCAGGGTTACGGGACTATTACTATCTTAGTGCAAGATCCTACTGGGCACACCGCTCCAATAGAGTTAAAGGTACACCTCGAGAAGGAGATATCATTGTATTTTCAAGAGGAACTCATCAAGGCCATGTTGGTATTATTGAGAAAGTACAGGGGGAAAGAATTACAACGATTGAAGGAAATGTTGGAAAGTTTCCAGCTAAAGTAAGAAGATTTCATTATCGCTTAGGTCATATTAAACATTTACTTGGTTTTGTGAGAATATGATTATCATTAAAAAGACAGGCAGCATGAGACGTAAAGTATCTAAAAATCATCCCTATAAAAGTCATGCTCCTGGATTATTCACTAATCACAGCGAAGCTTACAATAGATACATGAATGAAGGGTACAATGAAAGGCTCATTAGAAAAATGAAAAAGAAAGGAACAGGACCTCTCCTGCAACCAGTCTAAATGGGAACTAAACACACAAAACAGAAGCTTGCTTGGAGACACAGGAATCCGGAAAAGCGCAGGGCTCAACGTCAACGCCATTACGACAAGACCAAGATTGTAACTAAGCCAACTAAGATAAGACCAACTGGAGTTCCCCACAGAGTTTGGACAGAATATGAAATAAATTTTATGTGTGCCTCTATGCACATATGTACCGATAGATCAATCGCGAAAGAATTAAATAGGTCAGTTCACGCAATCCAGCAAAAAAGGTATAAATTAAGGAGACAAAATGAAAATTTCAAAGCTTAGGATAAGGAACTTGTTCGGTATTAAGGAGTTCGATGCTGACGGCAAAGATATTGAATTAACAGGTAAAAATGGAGTCAACAAGTCTGCTGTGATTGACTCTATTCGCTTCGCTCTTACCAATAAATCAGATCGTGAGTACGTTATATTGAACGGAGAGCAAGAAGGCGAGGTTTTCATTCAGACAGATACTGGATTGAGCATACACCGCAAAGCCCGCTCAAATAAAGCAGATTACAAGTCAATCAAGCAAGAAGGAGACAAAATTGAAAAAAATGAAGCCTTTTTGCGTGAACTGTTCGCAGAACTCCAATTAAACCCCGTAGAGTTCTCACAAATGGACGCTAAGGAACAGAATCGAATCATCCTAGACCTAATCGACTTTAAATGGGATTTGAACTGGATTAAGGCGCAATTTGGCGAAATTCCACCTGATGTGAACTATGAGCAGAATATTCTCTCGGTGCTACATGATATACAGGCAGAAGAAGGATTTTATTTTCTAAAGCGTCAAGATCTTAACCGCGAAGCGCGGAACAAACAAGCTTTCATTGAAGAAATAGGTAAAGCTTTACCACCAAACTACGATGCTTCAAAATGGGAAGCATTCAATCTTGGAGATCTATATAGAAAAATAGAAACTATTAGGCATAAAAATAAAGAAATTGATGAAGCTAAAAGAGTGGTTTCAAACAAAGACAATCGCGTGAGAAGCTTTCAAGCGGAATTTGAGATTGAAAAGAGCGCGATTGATAGAGAAAATACTAACACTCGTAACTCTTTAGAAAAACAAATAGTTGACCTTGAAAATAAAATCAAGGCATACAAAACAGAGCTAACAACTCTTGAAGAAAAGAAAATCGATAAGACCTCAATCGCTCAAAAAACCTATGAAGCTAATGTTGCAGAGATTGAAGGAGAAGTTAAACAACACGAAGAAGCAGCAAAGCTTGAAACATCTCCCTTAAATGACCTTCAAGAAGAAGCTGATAATGCTGAAAAAATGAAGTCTTTTGTTAATGAATTCAAGCGCATGATTGATCTTAAAACAGACGTTGATCAGCTTACTAAAGACTCAGAAGCTCTCACTGTTAAAATAGAGAAAGCTCGCACATTGCCGGGAGAGATTCTTGAGAAAGCAAATATTCCAATCGAAGGACTTACGATTAAAGATGGACTTCCTTTGATCAATGGTTTACCAATAAGCAATCTCTCGGATGGAGAAAAATTTGAACTTTGTCTTTCAGTCGCCACAAGCAATCCTGCTTCACTTCAAATGGTTTTAATTGATGGAATTGAGCGTTTAGCTTCGGTAAATAGATCCAAAGTTTATAAAAATCTCAAAGAAAAAGGCATACAGTTCATTGCATCTCGCACGACGGATGATGATGCTTTAACCGTAATTCAATTATAAATAATAAAAAAAGGAGATTTTATGAAAAAGACCGTTACTACTAAAAAAGAAATTCGATTTGAGGTATTGAAAGATCATTGGATTAAAGACCATTCCACTGGCTTAGAATGGGGAGCGTCTTCCTCGGAGATAATGACATTAGCCAACGCTAAGAAATATTGTGAGGATTGCGGGGGACGCTTACCTACTCGTACAGAATTGGAAACCTTGCAAGATTTAAAAAAATACAATCCTTGTATTGATAAAGAAATATTCAAAGACACCAAATCTGATTATTATTGGTCGAGTACCATTTGCGCTTGGGATAAGTCATGTGCGTGGTGCGTGTCGTTCGGCTACGGTTACGTGGGCAGCCGCAGCGAGAGCGACGATGGCTATGTGCGCCCGGTCCGTTCCAGCCAGTGATTTTGACTTTTTGACTCTTAAAGTTTTGCAAAAAGGAGAGGTTATGACAACTGAAATCGCCACACAGAAATCAAAAATGCTTGCTGAAGTGTCTACTCAATTAAATACACTTCTTCAGGAACAAATTAATGCTTTCCCAAAGGATTTTAACCAAAGTAGATTCCTTCAAAATTGTATTACCGTTCTTAATGATACAAAGGATATAGAAAAATGCACATCTTTAAGTGTCGCCCGTACTATGATTAAAGGAGCTTACCTAGGATTAGATTTCTTTCGTAAAGAATGTTATCCAATCCCTTATGAAGTTTATAAAAACGGACAACCCACTGGAGTTTTTGAATTAAATTTCCAGACCGATTATAAGGGAGAGGTTAAACTCGTAAAGAAATATAGCCAAGAACCTCTCCGGGACGCTTACGCTCAATTAGTCAGAGAAGGCGACGAGTTGGATATACAAATCGAAGGAGGTAAACAAATATTGAATTTTAAACCCATCCTATTTAACGACAAAGAAATTATTGGTGTATTTGCCGTTGCTTATTTCGAGGATGGATCAATGCGGTATGAGGCAATGAGCAAGAAAGAGGTAGAGGAGACTCGTAAAAACTATGCGAAGGCTCCCAACAGCCCAGCATGGAGCAAGTCCTGGGGAGAGCAAGCTAAAAAGACGGTTCTACGTCGCCTTTGCAAACTCTTAGCTCTGGATTTTGATCATGCGGAGCAAGCCGCAGCCTTTGAAGAAGGAGCTATTACAGTAGTAGACCCAAAACTTAAAAAGGTCGTAGATGTAAAAATTGAAGACCCTTTTAAAAATACTTCTACCGATACTACGCAATCTTCCGAATCTGCTGTAGATCCTGATGCTGAATTAAGACAGAAATTGAGAGATAAGTATCCTACAGAAGAAGATTGGCAGATAGAAGTTAGAATTAAGGAATATAAAGGTAAGTCATGATTCTTACTCAAGAAAATTATTTTTCTCCAGAGGCTATGACGAAGTATTTCTCTGTCAGCCAATACAAAGATTTTGTTGGCACAATGGGACAGAGAGGATGTGAAGCTATGGCTCTCGCCAAAATGCGTGGTGAATGGCAACAAAATCTTACAACTCCACTTCTTGTTGGTCTTTATTGTGATGCGCATTTTTCAGATAATTTAAATATATTTAAGTCTCAACATCCTGAAATTTTGACTAAAGCTGGTTGTTTGAAATCTGACTATGCTCAAGCAGAAGAAATAATCACTCGAATTGAGAAAGATAATTATTTTATGAAATTCATGGAAGGCGAGCAGCAGGTTATATTCACTGGAGAGATATTCGGAGTCCAATGGAAATGCAAAGTTGACTCTCTAGATCGTAAAAAATTTATTGCTGATCTAAAGATCATAAAATCTATCAGAGAATCTTTTTGGGTTAAAGATCATGGATATATGTCATTCGTTGAATATTGGGGATATAACATTCAAGCTGCTGTGTATCAAAAAATAGTCACAATGAATATAGGAAAAGATATTCCATTTTTTATTGCAGTTGCGAGCAAAGAATCTGTTCCAGATATAGAAATCATAGGGTTTACTCAATATGACCTTGACTCATCTTTATCAACGATTGAACCTAATATAGAAAGAATTAAAGCTCTTAAGGAAGGCAGAGCAGAGCCTGATTCATGCGGTTGCTGTGATTACTGCAAAACAGTTAAAGTATTAACTAAGCCAATACATTTTTCTGAATTAATTTTGGATATTTAATCCAAAAATAAAAAAGGAGGAGTACATGGGGAACAATAACAAATTGATGTTAGCTTTAAATTCACCAGATCGATTCAAAATTATTGATGATGGTTGGGTTAAAGATGAAGTGACCGGATTGGACTTTGGTCCTAGTTCAGAAAAAACTATGAACTTGGCCGATGCCATCAAATACTGTGAAGAAAAAGGTGGCCGTCTTCCAGAGATTCACGAGCTTCATTCCTTAGTGGATTTTACCAAAAATGAACCAGCCATCAATGCAGGAATATTTAAAGACACGAAGCATGATGATTGGTATTGGTCTGGAACAAAGACAGCATGGCGCAAGGACGCTGCGTGGTGCGTGTCGTTCTGCAGCGGTAACGTGTACTTCTGCTACGAGAGCAACGTTTTCTATGTGCGCCCGGTCCGTTCCAGCCAGCTACTCAAATGAAGCCTTCTCATATCGAGACATATAAATGAAAACACTTACCTTCGATATTGAAACAACTGGACTTCCTGTAAAGAATGCGAACTATGAAGTAGATTTTATGACATTCCCTTTCATTGTGACTCTTGCGTACAAGATCAATGACGAAGAAACTAAGTACATTATAGTCAATCAAGAGGGTATTGACATTCCAGAAGAATCTACAAAAATACATGGGATCACTAGTGCTATCGCTAATACAAGTAATTATACAGTGAGTATGGCTTTACTTGAAATGCTCGAAGATGCTCAGGGTATAGAAAAATTGATTGGATTTAATATCTATTTTGACACATCAATTATTAAGGCTAATATTCTGAGACTTATTACAGCAAACAATGTTCCTCCCAATACTTATGAGAAGTTCCAACAGCTCCTAGACAAAGAGAAGCGTCTAGATCTAATGCAAAAAACAATAAAATTCTGTGGTCTGGGTAATAAATACCCTAAACTTACTGAGCTTTATTTCAAGCTCTTTAATGAGGAATTTAATGCACATAATAGCAAAGATGATGTAGATGCTACGTATAAATGTTATTTGAAACTTTTAGAATTGAAGGTAATTTAATGAATACATTCAGTCCTCGAGTCAGAGAAATAATGTTCCAGGCATCATCTGGTTTTTGTCAATGCTCAACAGCTTGCACTAAGAAGATCACAGAGTTCCACCATCCTCTTGCCAATACTTCGATAAACAGACAGCGTTACCCTCTATTCATTCAAAGCGCCTTTAACTGCACACCTATTAACAATGACTGTCATATGGTTAAACCTAAAGTTAAAATATCAGAGCGGATGGCTATCGCTTATGAAATATACCTACAAGAACTCATTCAAAAGAAAGGATTATAATGAAGATTACTAAAGAATGGAAATTGTTTGAATGGTGTAAATTCAAAAAAGTATTCAGTTATGTTGACATAAATAACTATAAGAGCGTAAACTTCTATTTACGTGCAGATAGGACTATACGTGATTTTGTTATAGAAGGAAAGATCAGGCGCATTCCTGATGATGAAGCATTGCTCAGGAGCTTACGCAAGGAAGGGAATCAAGCTTTAGCTTGGTTTGAAGTCTTATAATTGACTAGGGAATAAATAGCCACTTCTAGGACGCCCGTGAGACGAAAGAACAAAAGATCACGCGATTGATGTACATCAGAGTTCCGGTTCCCTAGTCAAAAATAGAAAGGATTATCATGAAATTAACTCCACCAGCTCCACAACACCCAACACGACGTTTGAAGTTCTTCTTAGAACACCCAGAATGGAAAGGCGCTGCTTACTGGACTCAGAGGTTGCGCGAAGAACTTTCTTATAAGAAGTTCAGACATACCCATACAGTGGTTGAGGACTACCTGCTGATGGGAGCGCGCACTTTAGTAAAGCACTTTAAGAATATTTCTGATCCAGCCGATCAACAAGTGAGAGAAAAGCGTCCATTTTTAAAACGCATATTTCAGAAGATCAGAAAGGCAAGTCAGAGGGGAAACTAAAATGGTATCATCAAACCGGATTAAAAAATACTTACAGGAGGATTTAATGAAAGACGCAATTGTAAAACCAGAACAAGATTTTATGTTGGTTAAGAAACATGAAAAAAAGAGCTTTATTCATTTACCAAAGGAGGCTGCTAATAGTCCCAGAGAAATGATTCCATTTGAGATATTGTCTATTGGTCCTGGACATTGGGAGTTTGGTGTGTATATAAAGACGACTCATAAAGTCGGAGACATGGTCTTAATT